AAGAGTGTACAACGCGCTGCACGTGTGACTGGTGGAGCTGCTGGTGTTGGTGCACTGGCTGCTACTATGGAAGTTCCTGTAGATGCTGCCGAACAGTTACGTGAGAAGGGAGCTATCGATTACTCCCAAACAACTGACGCTGCACTAGCTGCTGCTGGTCTGTCTGTTGCTCTGGTCGGTGGTGTTCGTGGTATCGTTGCTGGTACTAAGAAGGTGGCTGCGGATAAACAGCTTACTCAACTACTGGAGGAAGCAGAGACTGCTACACCAGATGACTTGGTAGATAATATTGCTCAACGTGGTATTGATGAGCATGAACTTGTTCTTGACTCTAATAATAACCTAGTAGTTCAACGTTCTCTTGCAGATACTGAAACTGTTACTGATGTACGTGAGCAAGCTTTGTTCACCCGTGCTAAGGATGAGTTAGTAGTTGAACAGACAGAACGGTTGGCTAATAAACTTCCTGAAGGTCAACGTGCTGAGCTAGGTCAACGTGCTCTCGAACTCAAGGGACTTATCCCCAGCCTTTGGCAAACAGTACTAGACACTGACGATATCATGACTCGTCTTACTAGTGATACTGCGGTGATTGACCGTGCTCAGCAGCCCTTGGTGGATGTTAAGGGCAACGTAGTCAATCGTCCCCTCACTACGCCTGAGACAGCTCAGATCTCCAACCGTACTATTAATCGTCAAGACCGTGACGTACGATCTGCACGTGGTAATGCACGTAAGGCGATGGAAGAATATCAGGTAGCTGCACAAGAGTTACGTGGTATTGAAGACACTCTCCTACGTGATAGAGATATCGGTCTTGAGCTTGTACGTATCCAAGAAGGGCGTGTAGACCTGCAAGATGTTACTGAGATCCAGTCACGTGTTGATGAGATCAAGTCTAACATGGGTCCAGATGATCTTAACTGGTTGGAACGTAGGCAAGCCTTACGTAATCAAGGCGAAGAAGCTAAGAATCCTCGTCTAATTAAACTGCTTGAGAATGATCGACGTGGTTGGGAAGAGATGGGTATTGACCCTGAACCCCTAGTCGCTCAGCCCATGCCTAGCACAGGACTCCGTGCTCGTATGGACAACGCTTGGAACGCTATTGTTGATATCACCTTCGGTAAGTCTGTATCTCGTTTGAACAGTATGGCTAAGGCTTCACCTACTGGACGTGAGTTGTATAACATCTTCCGTCATGATGGTGAGTCTATCATGGTACAGCCCTCTCACTCCGACCGTGTGATCCAGTCAGCTGGTAAGTTTATGTCTAAGCTAGAGAATGGGCTTGATCCTCTTCGTACTAGCTTGGGCGGCTTCATGCGTAAGGCAGAGGCTCGACAAGTGTTGGATATCCTACGTGGTAGGAAAGACTTTGCTGTCACCCCTGAGGTACAGAAAACTGCTACTGAGATGCGTAAGATTCTTAATGAGTTCTTCGCGTTTGCTAAGAAGGCTGGGCATCCTGTAGGTTTCGTAGAGAACTATGTCCCTCGTGTATATAACGTAGGTAAGCTTAAGACCCCTGAGGTTGCTGCTCGTTTCAAGTCCTTGTTGGTCAGTAAGGGCCTCTCGATTGAAGAAGTCAACAAGACCTACAACAAGATCATCCAACAGAGTGGTATCCTTGACTTCGATCCTAAGAAATTAAGTACTGAGCGTGTCTCTGCTGAGACCCGTCCTTTGGGACAACGTTCCCTTACTATGGTAACTGACCTAGAGCTTGAAGAGTTCTTGGTAAGTGACCTCTACCCTCTACTAAGTGACTACATCCATGCAGGTGTACGGAACATTGAGTTTACTCGTTCCTTTGGCACCAACGGTAACAAGCTTCATGACATGATCTCTCAGATCACGAAAGAACTTAATGCACAGAACCAGCCATTGGAACCTTTCGAACTCCGTCGTATCATCGACCTTGCTAATGCACTGCAAGGTACATACAACCAGATTGAAGGTCGCTTCTCTCAGTTGGCAATGTCTACTGCTGTTACCGCACAACAGATCTTGTCTCTCCCACTAGCTCAGATCACTTCTCTGGTGGAGCCTTTCATTGGACTCTCTCGTACTCGAACCACATCGTGGGCTGAAGGTCTAGGTAAGGCTATGAAGAGTGCAGCTAACAGGTCTGTCCGTCGATTCTTTAATAAGATCCCGAAGGATGAGATCACACGTGAGGTGGAACAGCTTGGTCTGATTATGCCTCATGCTAGTAATGAGTTCTTAGGTAACCTCTTCGGTGCTGAGATCAACAATAAGAAGTTGAACAAAGTATCTGGTGCATTCTTCCGTGCAACTTTCCTTACCCAATGGACAGAGTTCGTACGGACTGCTGCTTTCCAAGCAGGTAAGTCTGACATCGTCAAGAGCTTAAAGGTCTTGTCGGATGGTGACACTGACTCTGTTCGTGGACGTGATGTCGCTCTTAATTTGAAAGAGTTAGGTCTAGATGTTCAAGAGGGACTCAAGTGGGTTAGCCAAGGTGCAGACACTAATGCATCTTTCTTCCAAAACAATATCAAGGATGCCGCATTCCGGCACACTAACGAAGTTATGGTACATCCTGATCCTACTAATCGCCCAATCATCTTCAGTAATCCAAGACTGGCATGGTTTAACATGCTTCTGTCTTACCCCACCGTATTTAACAACACAGTACTGAAGGGTTGGATCACTAGGTTTGGTAAAGGCAGTGCATTCTACAAGACAGAGCACGGCGTTAAGGTCGCTGCCAGTGTCTTGACCATGATGCTTGTATCCGATGCAGCTATCGGTCTTAAAGAGTTCGTTCGATATAGTGGTGAACAGAATCCTAACACCGTGAACCAGACTGAAGGTGAACGTGTGTTCCGTGCAGCTAACCATGCTGGACTTATGGGCCCTGCTGCTCTTGCAGCTGATATGTACTCAGGTGTGTTGTATGGTGGTGACGCCTTGACTTCTCGCCTTGGACCTTTGGCAGGTACCATCAACGACTTCGCAGTTGGTGTTGCTAAGCTACCAGAGGATGATGGTGACTCCTTGAAGAAGGCAGCTACCCGTATGTTCCCCTTCCTTAACCAGAATCAAGAGGCTAAGGACTATATCTATCGGAACGTACTGCGTGGTGGTCAAGCTACCCGTGCAATCAACACGAAGCCTATCGAGTTTGAATTGTTAGGTGATCCTAAGCGTCGTGACACCATTCCTCTGTTCAATATCTCAAACCTCCCTAGTCCCCCTTCGGAGGAGGCAGTAGGTAGGCCTGCAGTAGAGGAGAAAGTCTCACCAGAGGCCTTACAGGAGCCCTCAGAGGCACTTACAGAGCCTGATGTACCTGTTGAGGTAGACAGCTCCACTTCTAGTGCCTTTATAGACAGCACACGTGCGACCGTAGAGCAGATTGTTGCAGAAGAAGGTACGGAGATCACACCTAAGACTCTCCTAGCCATCACTTCTCTTGAGACAGGTTTTGGTAAGGAAGTTAAGGGAAACTCCTTCTTCGGTATCAAGGCTAGTCCTTCAGATGAGGATACAGTTACATTCAAGACTAAAGAAGCTGATGCTTCTGGTAAGTTGGTGAGTGAGACTGGTACGTTCAAAGCTTTCGATGACTTTACGGACTCTGTTCGTGGAGCTATCGACTTCCTTGAGACTAACCCACGATACAGAGAAGCTATCTCTAAGGATACTCCGGGGCAACAACTCCAGGGTATTGCTGACGCAGGATTTGCTACTGACCCTGACTATGACAAGAAAGTTCTTAACTTACTTGACCAAATCAACAAGGAGGGCTAAGCATGGTAGCTCAGATAAGACCTAAGACATACAATAAATACATCAGTGATGTTACAGCTGTTGCTTCAGTAGCATTGATTGAGAATGTAGATCAGACACTACTGAATCACTTCATTGGTATCCGGTGGTACTCAGATGCAGCTGGGACTACTGTTGTAATTCCTACTGCTGGTCTAGTTACCCTTGAAGTCTTCGATGATGTAACAGAACAATGGACACTTGCTACCGAGGATCCACTAGAAGCAGGTACCAATACAGACAAAGTGTCATATGAAGCTAACCTTACATCTGTAAGGGCTACAGTTGATGCCGACATTGATGTGGCTACCTTCTACCGACTGATCCTCGTCTCTAACCTAGAGGCATCTACTCAAAGTAAGGCGATGTCTTCTTCATTCGAAACATCCAGTCGTGGTACTACCGCCTTGGGAGTATTCGTCCAAGATCAGACCACTCAGCCTATCGATGTCTGGTTCACTGAAGATAAAGGGACTGCAACATCTCTGTTACCCGTAACCCAAGGTGACTACTTTGTGACTTGGGAACCAGGACATAGCATTGTAGTGGGAGATGTTATCGAAGCCCGTACTGCTGAGAACTATGTACAGACAGAGGTCATTGGTCAAGTTGGAGATGTGTCTGAGGTTAACATCCCTTTTAGCCGAGACTTCCCTATCGGGGTTACCGTTAATGTAGGTAATCCTAATCTAAATGTTGTAGGCTCTACAGGAACTAATCGTCTCTTCAGAGTAGCCCCCTCTACCTTACAGGTAGTGGATATCACACGAGTCATTGCCGCTATTGAAGATGCTACAGCCATGGACTTCACTACCTTTGGTAGCATAGCTGCGTTGACAACTGGCTGCGTTCTCCGATTCTTAAATGGTGATGGTACTTACACCAACCTATTCAATTGGAGGACTAATGGTGAGTTCATTGAACGTGCTTTTGACCACACCTTGCAATCTAAAGTAGGTGGTGGTAGTCATGGCTTTGTAGGACGTACTACTTGGGGTGGTCAAGATAAAAGAGGTGTAACTATCCGACTAGATGGTGCACTTGGAGAAGAACTAGAGATACTTGTACAGGATGACTTGTCAACCTTAGATAAATTTAAAGCAGTTGCACAGGGACATGTGGTCCAGCAATAAGGAGATAGTATGCTGTTACCTCCAGAGATAGTGACCGGTGGTATCGGTCTAATTATAGGTGCTGTCGTTAAGCTGTTCGCTATGCGAATGGACATGAAGCACCAAGAACAGTCAGCCCTCTTAGAGAAAGCTGGCATCGTAGAGAAGGCTAGGCGTTTCGGTAAACTTGATCTTAAGTTTGCATGGACACGAAGAGTCATAGCTCTCACCCTACTAGCCGCTATTACCGCCCCTATATGGGCACCCCTACTCCCATGGATTGTAGGTGTCAACGTGCCACTACTGGCAGCTACGAGTGACACTTCGGTACTGTTCGGGCTGTTCACCTACTCTATTAAAGTAGAAGAGATGGTAACACTAGTAGGACCTACGCTGTTACAACAGCATTTCCATTACTTCGCGGCAGTGATGGGACTTTACTTCGGTGCTTCTATAGCATCAAGGTAGTACCCTAATATGTGTATGTACATAAGGAAATCAGATGTGAGTATAAAAGTAACGCCTAAAGAGGATAGTGCAGTGGCGGACAAAGAGGGAAGGTTGCAATCTTTTCGACGGGCAGATGATTGGGAACGCTTAGCGATCCTGGAAGTACGTGTTAATGACCATGGAGAGGACATCGAACATTTGATCCTGAATCAATCGAAGCTCTCATCTTCTTTGGAGTCCATCAACAGGACACTCCTCACTATTCGGACAGCCCTTTATACGTCCGTCGGTCTACTCGCTTTACTTCAACTAGGTTTTAAAGATTTCATTTCAGCCATCTTGTAGAGAGGACTCTATCATGGCAGGTGAAAGGAAGAAGGTACGTGGTTTCAAGGAGAATGCTAAGCTTATTGCTAAGCGTCAAGGTATCTCTGAAGAACGTGCTGGTGCAATCTTAGCAGCTGGTGCTCGTAAGGCATCTGCGGCAGCTAAGAAGAAAAACCCTAGGCTTAAGAAAGTCCAAGGTAAGAAGAAAAAATAATATTATTTTAAATACTCTTTTGGAGAAACACTATGACACGTGCTGCTATTGGCGGCGCTGATCAAATCGAATACGATCCCCTTGGAACAGACTCTGTAGTTAAAGTTCTGGACCAGATCGTTAAAGAAAAAGGTACCTACTTTGCAGTAGCTCCTGATACTCGTACCGACGCAGGTGCTGTATCTGTTGCCAGTTACTACACCACTGTTGTTACCACTACTGCCTCTGCCATTACCTTGGCTGACGGTACTGAGCCTGGTCAGATGAAGAAGATCATGATGTCTGTCGACGTTGGTGATGCTACTCTTACACCTGCTAACCTGGCTGGTGCTACTACTATCGTCTTCAGTGCTGTCGGTGACACCGCTGAGATGGTATGGGATGGTACTAACTGGACCTCTATTGCTTTGTACAATACCGTGTCTGCTCTGGTAGCTACCCCAGTTCAAGCGTAATACATGTAAGGCCTGTTGTTTCTTACAGGCATAAAAAAACCCCCCTAGGTACCTGGTCATATAGACTGGTTGCTTAGGGGGGTTTTTTATTGCCTATAGCTTCTCGTATTCTTGGAAGGATACTCTAGAACTGAAGAAGATTAGGAGAGATATCATTGTTGCCGTGTGGTTACTTGATGCAAAGCCGTATATCAGGAGACCTATAGCACCAATGCCTGTAAGAAAGCTCCACACTAAGTAGAATGTTTTCATAATACCCAAAAACCCCAGTCAGCTTTACCTGTTACCGGGGTTATGGGGGGCCTGCCCTTAGGGCCTTGCATGTACAGATGGGCTTACCTAGTACATGCCATTACATAGGATACCACGCGAGTGACGGCTCATCGTGAATGCTTAGATAGGTTTGCGCCCACAGCCTATGTTCTTTGAAGAGAGATGTTACTTCTCTTCGGTAGCCTCAGCTGTTGCAGCTTCAACTTGTGCATCGTCTGCCTTAGGCTCTTCTACTACAGGGGTCTCAACTACTTGACCAGTTGCTTCTGCTTCCATCATCTCGGGAGTTGCTTCAGTTACGTTTTCCATAGCTTCTTTTACCTTATCATTAAGTAGGGGTAGTGCTTTAAGTGCAAAGGTATCTGCGCCCTCTGCGTCGAAGTCTTCATCAGTACCGAAACATTCGTGTACGAAAGTAATGAATCCTTCGTGGTCACCTGACTCTGCGAGTGCTAGGTATTCTTCGACTGTTGCTTCACGTGTTGCTTTAGTCATTATGTTATCTCTTATAGGATAGATACACGTCGTCGCATATCTTCAACTAGGAAGTCGACGTCTTCGTTGACAATGTCCTGGACATCAGCCGTAGCTGACTTAGTATATCCTTCAACATTCATCTGAAGATCGTGCTCTACTCCTTTCTTATCTAGTTTGACAGTCAATGTGAAAGAAAGTTCCCGATTGTTTGTACATTCTACGTTACTCATTGAGCCATTCCTCTGGTATAAGCTTGTCAGCGTACCTCCAAATAACACCTTTGAACGCCCCACGTGCCTTGCCATCACATATATCAGCATACGTGGTCTTACTTCCTTTACGGATTCTAGCTTTAGATCTGGTAAATACGAAACGGATATCTATCTCGGGATGCTGTTCCCTAATGAGCAGATGTTTCTTTCTGTCATCGCTGTCCCAAATTCCTTTGGTCTCAACGACGACAGTCTTACCAGTAGCAGTAGTGAGGACGAAGTCTGGTGTGTACTTGTGGTAGCTCTCTGGTATAGTATAGACAATCTTTTTATCAGAAGGTTCATACTCATACCGAACTTTCTTTTTACTTAGCTGCTTTGCAACTGCCGACTCCAGACCGGACCTGTAGCTCGCTGACTTCCTTCTTCGCATTCTTCAGCTCCGTGTCTAGTCGGTCACATGCGACCTTCCATTCTTCCATCTGTGTCCGTAGAGTATCTCGACCCTTGTAGGCTAGCTTACTCTCTTCCTCAAGACGGTCTACATCATCTTGTAGTTCAGACTGACCACTTACCGTGTTAACAATCTTAAAGAACGCTGTCCCCACGACTGCAGCCCAGATCAGATGGACAGATCCCTTAGCTACAAAGTAAGCAATAGCAGCGTTAGCTGCACCTGGCCCAATCTCAGCAATTAGTTCTAGTTGTTCAAGCATAGTTGTCTGCTCCGGAGATTAATGTGTGGTATCCTTCGTCATCGATACCTGAGTAAGTACACATGTAACCTTCAACTTCTACTGTGTCACCTACCTTAGCTTGGACCTCTAGGTTGGTACAAAGTTCATCAATTTCTTCATCACTTAATTCATAAATGATATCAGCGAGTGTCTCAGTCTTGGACATCACCTTGATATCACAGTCATAATATGTTTCTAACATGATACATTACCTATTTCGTATACCCACCTGCCATCAGCTACAATGAATGATTTTGTACACCAGTATCCACCTAACCAGATACCATCAAACCTCTCCATCCCATCGAGACAGTCAAGGTAGTCGTCTTTATTGATTTCATCCAACATATCCCACCATCGCTGGATCTCTTTGAGTGCACACTCCTCATATACGAGATTATCAGAACAGCTGATCAGGAAGTTCAGACCTAAGTCTGAGTTGTCTCTCATCTTCTAATTCCTCTAGCCAATCACGGATATCATCATCTTCAGTACGCATCATCCAGAGTAACCGTGCATTCTCATGCATGAACAGCTTCCAGTAACTACCGAACCTTACCTCATACTCATGCTGTACTGCAGTATATAGGCTGAGAGGCTCTGTAAGCTCGCTCAGTAGCTTTTTAGCTGCTACTGCCCCTACCCTATAGAGTCCAGGGATGTTGTCCGTACTGTCCCCTGTAAGGAGCTGTGTAAAGAACCAATGGATTCCTTGTTCTTCAGTGACGGAGAACCTTTCCTTCTCTTTCTGCTTACCAGAGCCCCAAGAGTAGTGGTATCCCGGCACCATCTTAAGATCTTTATCACGCGAACAGATGACTGTATGGGACAAAGAACCCATCTCTGGAAATCCAGCAGACTGTTTGATAGCTAACGCATCGTCAGCCTCATACCCATCTGTTACCGTAACTCTCCCGGAAAAGTTCTTACTCGTTGTAAAATACTCTTTAAGTCTACCGTAGTGTACGGGCTTGGGAGAGACTCGGTGTCCTTTATAAGGCTTGATAGTCCCTTCTCTAATTCGGAAATTATTAGGGCCTGTGATAAAGAGGTGATACTCGCTGCATCCAGCAGACTCAGTAATCTTTTCAATTTTTGCATCTGCCCTAGCCTTGACAAGGGGCCAGGATAGTGGGTGGTTTTCATCATCTGTGTAACTCCCTACTTCATATAGCAGAATATCTGCATCAATCAGTGCTAGCATTATTTATCCCACCTTAATCGTTTGAATCGAGGGTGTCGGAACTTACCACCCTTGGTCAGGCCCATGCATTCTACTTCAATGAGCTCGTCACCCCAAGGTGTGTGCCAGAAGTCATAACGCTGTTGGTCAGTAAATCCAGTACCTACCTTACCCATATCTGTAATCAGTGCACCCATACGTCCCTTGTGCTTACCGGTACCTTCAATGATACCTGTGACTACTACATCGAAGTTCTCTTTAGGCTTAACCTTGATCCACTTGTCATCTTGACGGAGGACTAATCCTTCATGCCCATCTTCCAGTACCAATGCTAGGTACATACTAATTATAAAAGAAGATGGGTTCATTACAGTGGTCATGACAAGCCTAGGATCTAAAGGATCAAGAGAGTATGCACATGAATTGTTTACAAGGAGACCTTCCTTAGTACGCACCATGGATACTGATGTTTCCCAGTCGTCTTTGAAGATTTCTGCATCGGTAATAGAGTCGTCAATTCCTTCGAGATTGTAGAGAGGTTTGCCACTACGTGATACAGGGTTCCCTTCTTGATCCCGTAACATCCGGACTCCATCGAGCTTAAGTGTGACATTCCACTCTCCTTTCAGGTCTTTACCATTCCAGTTCTTAGGCTTGATCATGATACTTTCCACCTCACGATAGAATCTGGTACAGTTCCAAGATAATCAAGAGGGTTAGCAATATGTACGTGCTCTTCAGCATATACTTTCTCCAATGAATCTCGGATGGGTAAGCTCTTGTTGTATGCCAGCTGTTCCTTCAGACAGTGACCGATAGGGGTACCGACATATTTCTTAAGAGCTGCTTCTGTAAGAAAGTCATCCACATTGTCGAGGATAAGAGGCTCATCCGTGAGCCCCGCCTCGTCACACTCGATCATTACAGCTTATTTTTCATCTTATCGAACGTCTTGATTGCAACTGAAGGCATACTCGATGAACGTGGATACCAAGAGTTTGGTGCAGTTTCACACAGGTAGCTAATAAGTTTTTTCAACCCATCGTATTCTTCTTCTGTTTCAAACGTGATGGTGACAGGCTGATACGCCCGAGAATTAGAAATTTTCATTGTCAGTTTCTCCAGTTACATCTGATTTCAGTAGCTCTTTAGACAGTGCAGTCTCGTTAAAGTCTAGAGCTTTTTGCATCTTGTCCTTTACATAATCAGGGAGCTTGTGATACAGGTTCATATCAGGCTCATCCATGTTGAAGATCTTAGGATCGTTCTTCAACTCAGGTACCGGGATACCTTCGGGAGCGCCGGACACTTCAGAGATCTTTTCGTATCCGTTCTTGTTATGTTGGATGGTTACCATACAAGGAAGGCCGATAAGTGCTGGCAAGTTCTTCCCGTTATCGGAGATCACGCCAGTAGGATCTAGTGCAAAGACCCGCTTCATCATCTTAGAGATGATACCATCACCTACATAATCAGAGACGTTTACATCTTCAGTTACGTGATGAGGCATACCTTCTTGAGTCATTGACCCAGTCAATTCATACGTGAATGCAATCTTGTATTGACTCTTGATCTGTTCGCCCTGCCATTCGAAGCCAGGCTGGTGTCCTAGGTCAATCAGATTTACCAGTCGTGCCATTTTAGTACCGACTGATGGAATGTCTCGCTTCTTAGTGTTACTACGTGCTGCTAGTGCCATGGTGTTGTTACCTATAGGTTATTGTGTCGTTATAATGTTCAGTCTCACCCTCAATAGTGTCGGGAAAGTCTGGATGTATCATGTTGCCTTGTTCGAGAGTCTGAAGGAGGACATCAGTGATATCTTTCGTCTCATCGAATGTAAGATCTAGGCTGTAACCTCTACCCCACTGCTCTATCTCAGAGAAGACCATATGACGTAGTTCATTCATACTATCGATAGACATTATACTGCCTTCTTGATCTGTTCTTTGGTGATGCTAGGATTCTTCTTGATCTGCTTATAGATCCAACGAGGACTGTTGCGGAATAGACGCATACGTGTGTATGTCATAGGGTCTCCGTTAACATCCCAAAGGTCATGGTGCTTACATACCTCACTGAAGTGTGTCTCAGGGAAGGCTAGCTTCCACAGTTCCTCACGGTCCATATCGTCTACTACTTCCTCCGGAAAGGCAGCGTGTAGTAGCTCGAAGCACCACTCCTCTGCCTGTCGGCGGTACTGTTTACTTTTTACGCGACGCATTAAGTTTCTCCTGTGACTTCTTGTACGCTGGGTCTGCCATAACTTTTTCAATATACTCAATACGACGTTCTTTCTCTAGCCTGTCTTTTTCCTCACGTTCGAGATGCCACTCCTTGTAGTTGGGAGACTCCAAGCCTAAAAAGAAATCTTCCATCTCACCGTAACGTTTATCGATGTCGCAGTATTCTTTATAGACGTCAGCATCTACCTCAACAGCGTCACCTGCGTCATCCTGTTCAGGGTCATACAGCTCTACACACCAGTCCACATCATAGTCATTGGGTATGACGATTACTTTGATCTTGTCCATCAGTGAATCTCCGCCCATGTTTGTCCAATCTTAGCATCAGCATCAAGAGGACAATTAAACTTGAGGATCTTACCAGCTTCGACTACACTCTGGATCATAAGTTCCTTGACTTGTTCAGCAACTTCGGGGTCACACTCGTACGTCTCTTCATCATGGTAGTCTAACACCTTGATTGCCCTGTCTTGCAGCCCCAATTCGTTGATCTTCTCGTGTAACCAGATACGTGCTGTCGTCATGACCACTGCACCTGCACATTGAAGCAATGTATTGAGTGCTTTGTTCTCTTCAATCTGCCCATACTTGTACCGCATCATGGTCTTACGTCCATCGATGCCACGTAACCAACCACGTCGACTAGCTTTCCTTACAGACTTAATAAGTTTTTCGAGTCGAGGGTTAGCTCGCAGGAAAGATCGCTTAAGCGCTGCTCCAGCTGCCTTTTGTTGCTCAAGGCTACCGTCAGGTAGAACGATTGTGCCAAGCTTGGCTTCACCTGCTCCGTAGAGGAAGGCGTATATACTTTGTGTTCGAGGAGAGACGCTACGCCCTCCCCCGTTCTCTTATGAACTGCTGCATGTTCCCATGCAGAACAGACTATATCATCACTTCAGACCCTTGGTCAGTTTCTCTAATAGCTTAGGTGCCATTAGAGCAGCTAACCAATGTGGGCCTGAAGGCTCACCGCTTCCACCACCAATAGCTTGTGGTGTACTCCCTTTCGGGATAGTCGTTGCACGTTCTTTACGATGCTCTAGAAGATAATCCACCAGCGAGTGGAGGTGGCCGACACTGTCGTCAACCATACCAAGCGCTATGTTGCAGTTAGCGCACAGTACTCCTCTTATCTCACCGGACTTGTGACAATGATCTACATGCCACCCTTTCTTAGAGTTAGATCTATCGGTGCCGCAGCACTTACAGACATTCCCTTGTTCTTCTAGCAGTCTGTCCCTCTCTTCGTGAGAGATTCCTCGCAAGACCTTGAAGGTTCGTTTACGAGATGCTTCCCTATCGCAGTCACGACAGACTCTTTTGTTTGTTCGGAAGTATTTTTCAATGTACGGTTTACTGTCTCCGCACTTTCGACATTTTCTGTCTTCTTCCATAAGCCCTCCTGTTGTAGAGAGCATCGTAAAGCTTCGCTCAGGATTACCTGGTCTAGGCTTCCCCTGAATTCAATGAGTTTATAGACTTCTATATGGTGTTAAAAGTCTTGGCCTGGTCACGTGTGGACAGTCCAGCCATTTCTTGGTTATGGGTGTGAACATCTCCGTTGAGGATGACATCAGTGTATACTGGGTCATTAATGTAGTGAGCGAAACACCTGAGTTCAATACCCGCAGCGTCTCGTCCAACAAGAACTTTTCCAGGTGCAGCTCGGAATAAGTCTCGCATTTCAGTTCCAAGAAAGACAGGCTGTGACTTAGGAAAGTAGAGCAGTTCGTGAGTTTCTTTATCTGAGCTGGCTTTAGGTACATTAGCTACCACCCTATGTCTCATGCGGCCTGTTGGTGTACCCTGTGGGTTAGCGCTGGCTGCAATTCTGTGATCTTCTCTTACATGACCAACCCAGCCAGTGATCTGACTGCGTCTATGAGAAGCCATACTCCTACGCTTAAGCTTATCCCCCAACCCAGTAGGCAGTGAATCAAAGGAATCAGGAGTGAGCTTAGGAGATGTACGTAGTGGCTTACCTGCTTCATCGAAATCATTTTTGCTGTAGTTCCACTGTGTAGGTACCCAACCCATGCCGTCTAGCCAAGCTTTAACTTGCTTATCACTACCCAGATTAAGAACATTCCACTCCACTCGAGAGAACGGGCCAGACACCAGATCACAGTCAGTATCGAACCAATCCATAACTGCTTTAGTGTAGTCCCCATTCTTTTTAAATGGTGCATTGAGGGACACTCCCTTTTGCTTAGGTGTGGGCGGTACTTCAGCTAGGATATCGTCCTCAATACCCCCGATGTAGTCCTCTAGTATCTCAAGTAGATTGGTAGCTGATTCAGTGTTGAAGTAACAGCCATTCTCTTCTTGGATGTGCATGATCTTTGCTGACTCATGCTCATTCCACATGGCTTGTGACCAGTCATTAGGTCCGTATGCGTTTGAATCAAAGATTGAGTAGGAAGGGTTGATGATATCAGCTTCTTTCTGTAGTCGCTGATAGATGAGGCATTGTATCTCCACGTCTTCTGCACAACGGTGGAGCATTTCCATGGAGAACACTGACCAGTCCGTGTGATCCGGCTTCCATCTGCCGAGTCGCATACCCCAAGCTTCTACACTATGTGGGCCTGCTCTCACTCCCTCTACTCGAGGGCGGTCAGGGTTAAGGTGACGGGACATAACAAGGGTATCGATGATGATAACCTCTGGCTTAGGTTCCCAACCGTACATCTTCTTAAGGAAGGGTAGGTCGAACGTTAGCCCGTTATGCGCGATGATGGTGGTACATCTGTTTAGGAATTGTAGTGCATCTTCCATCCAGGGAAATGTCGGGTATCCATCCGATACTTTATTCCCTGAGTGAAACTTGTATACTTCCCCGGTATCAATATCTTTAGCTACAAGACAGTGCATCTGTGTAGCTTTGTGAAGCAATCCATCTGCTTCTATGTCAATCATTACTCGCATCAGTGCTGTCTTCCTCCACAGGTTATGTTAATCTATAGGATTAGACAGCTCAAAGTGAGCTTTGTTCCACCCTAACCACCAATACTCTTCTTCCGTATCAGGTAGGGTAACAGCAGGCCCATCACGTCCTTGCCAGAAGGCGGCGTAGCCTGCTTCCATGGCTGCCTCTTCATACTCACTCATCCTTAATTCTCTCTCGGAACAGCTGGTTGATTACTGTCAGTGTTATCTTGGTCACTGTCTCCGTAACTACCTGCTCGTAAGTATCCCCTACACGAGCTTCCACATGAAAGTCAACCTTATACTTACCTGGTGTGGGAAGTACAGGCCTCTGCTTGTCAGACCGTAACATCACAGGGATCGATACTAAGAAGTCGTCCTCCGTGGCAGCCTTATGGAAGCCAGTCACCCATGATTTTTCTACAGTAGGTGCTGGGGATTTAGAAAAGGCAGAGAGATACCCTAACCATTCAGCTTCTCTTAGCTGTATTAGGCTGGGGCCTAACTTCAGCTTCTCATATTCATTCATGAGTAATGGAACTCCTGCTGTTTAGTATAGGTAACATCCCTAACAGCTCCCTCGGAACGACCATCTTCGTACACTTCATGTAAGGTTTCATCTGATAGGATGTAATCTGGTACAGTGTGAGTACCTGAGTTACCATGTTGTACTCCCAGTTCGTAGGTGTCATACTTCAAGTCCATGTCAGTCATTGTCGTCACCCTTATAGTTGAAGTACCCGAAGATGTAGTCATCTTTTAAATCTTCAGGGTATTCTGGTGGGTAGTTCATAGCACGGACGTTGTCTGGTTGTGAGTCCCGTCCCTGTTGCCATGCATCTTCATGGTCTTCGTCCGTGCACTCATTCATGTTACTCACCGTGCTTTATGTAGTGATCTCGTAGAGACTCTACACTCTCATGAAGATCTTCGAAAAAAGATAGGGTACACATCTTGGAAGTACACTCGCCAAGCCCTACTAGGTTCTTATGTACTGGCTGGAGGAGTTGCAGTACTACGTTCAACCGCTCTACATCTGTACGGTCAGTCAACAACTGATCGATGAGTTGTTCATTAGAAGTTTTGTCGGTAGTCATCGCCTTTCTTACCTGTCTTGTTATCGTAGTTGAGAGGTTTGGTTACTGGAACCATACGTCCTGTTACATCATTGAAGAATAGGAAGTCGGCTGTTCCTGTCCGGCCTGTGAACCGGCATTTAAGGACAGTGACCTTAGAGGTATTAGCAGCCATCTTGTCATCATGCTGCTGATTACGAGAGAGACCTATTACTGTCATGGATAGCTGCTTAAGGGTGCCAGATCCACGTAGGTCATCGAGGGAGGGAGTCGCACCTTCTTCAAACGATGTCTTAGTACCGTTTGTCTTAACAAGGTGGACGATTAGGAAGATTGTAATGTTAAGTTCTTTGACCAGCTTAGCTAGCTTGGTCATGATGGTGTCGATACGCTCTCGTTCACCACCTTCAGCTGCATACTCAGACACAATGATGGAGAGGTGATCAAGATAGATCATACTGATACCATTAGCTGCGTACCACCTGATCTTACTGAACAGATTGCCATCGTCTAGGCCACCGAAGTAGTCCAAGCCGTGCCACCTACCTTCCTTGAAGTAGAAGTCGAATGCTTCTTGTTCTTCCTCAGGTGTTGCGTCCACATCAGGTAGTGAACACCGCTTGTTGAGGTACAGTTCCACCATACCTTCGATGGAATCACCTACGTCTTCTTCTAATGCAATGTCAGCGAACTTAAAGTCTGTTGTTCTATGGTAATGGTCTCGTAGCTCACGCATGAATTGAGTCTTGCCCATGCCGGAGCCACTAGTGATGGTGACTAGCTCACCTAGTCGGGTGCCGTAAGTCTTAGCGTTGATCTCAGTCCAAGACTCAGGGAAGGGGTAGGATACTTTGTTGCGGTTGTTCTTATATCGTTCCCAACAGTCAGCGTAGTTAACGATACTGTCAGGCATGAACTGCTTAGCATGCTTTAACACATCCCACTTCAGTTCTTCTGCCTTGCCCTTGAGAAGCATGTCGTTAGCATCCTTCTCGGTGTACGTCGCAGTGTACACACAACCAGCCAGTAGCTTACATGCGTCCTCTACTGCCCGTTGTCCTGCCTCGTCCATGTCAAAACACAATACGATCTTATCAAAGGACTCAACATAGTCTAGGTCTTGGGATATGTCCCTTGCAGCAGATGAACTGCCGTGTGATAGAGATACCACAGCAGGATCGTAGAACTCGAGGGTTGACAAGGACGTGAGTACTTGGTAGAGAGCAAGCGCATCACACTCACCTTCCGTGATGAATAGTGTCTTACCATTCGGCTTGTGGCAGTGTGTTCCGAACAAGGAAGCATCAGTGCAGTCACCTTTAGAGAAGATTGTCTTGGTAGCTACGATACGTTCTTTGTAGCCTGAGAGTTTATCTTTTTTGTAGTAGGGGTATTTGTGTGTGACGGTAGATTCACCGTCTTGTGGCGAGAGGGACACTCGAACACCATACTTCTCGCAGATGTCTCGTGTAATGCCACGTTCTGGTAGGGCCCTGATAGGGTATGTCTTGAAGTCAGAAAGGATATCTTCCTGCTGGTACTTCTTGGTGTGTTGCGCCATGCTTCCCAATAGTTCTTTGTTACTTGAGCCAGGGGTGTCTTCTGTAACACTCTCGCTGGCTCCATAGCCAGGAGGATTAGGCTCGTAGTGTCCACATGAGAAGCATGTTGCATCGTACTTACCGCCCTTCTCATACACCACCATGGCGTCTGAAGACTGACAGCTTGTGCATGGATCCTTAGCGATCCACTTACCTCTTGGTTCTTTATAATTCACAGCATTCCTCATTAACCGCTCCATTGCAGACGTCTTATTTCAGACGAGCTTAGACTAGGTTAAGTTAGACAGCTGTTAAACAATGTGGTTCCACAGCTGAGAGGATTACTTGCGAACAATCCGAACTTGAGGATGCTCTTGTAGTTGTTTGATGTATGCGTTCGCATCGTTAAGCTTGATGTCATAACCTGGTACAAATCCCAACGGCCTCCCAAGATTATCTTTCTTAAGCTCCCACCTGGATTTCATATCACTTATCACATCACTATGGTTCTCCATGAGAAACACAGTGAGATTACGGAACGCCTTCACGTCTGCTGGTGCTGGTACTTTACTCATGGTCTCACCTTACTTAGGAACTCACATTGTAAACATCTATCTATCCTTAACTACTAATTATTAGACAGGTCTTTACAATGTAAGTTCCACGACTGCCACCATTTTACTTTACAATCGCTAGTTTAAGTGCTACCAAGTACCCTCAACCTAGTGAATTACCAAAGGTAATCTACAAGAGCAATGAGCCCATCAACGAGAGCCCCGGACGTCTTCGCCCAAAGCCACCGCATTCCTGTCTCCATTTGGGGCCCGTATCCAATGGTGCTGCCAAGACCGTAGGCCAGCAGCGGTAGAGAGCCGGGGATCCACACGTAGAACAACCAGCCTAGCTTCAATAGCTTAAGGCTAATCATCTGGGGTTTCCACCAGCTCATTAGGATGACGAAACTAAACGCCTTCCAAAGTGGTTTGACTACCAGCCCATAGGGCCAATAGAGGGGGTTGCTCCACTTGATAACAGTCCCCATAGTTGAGATTGCGCTGGTCATAAGCTGACCCTCGTGTTGCCGTTACACAAATTACTTCTGATCGAACTTGCTGATCGCCTGAAAATACTCTTGCTTGCTCCGGCATGGTACTCGATCTCGGCATGATACAGAGTACACGGCAGCCGACAGTGCCCAGAAGACACCTTTGCAGAACATCCACAGGGAGATCAGACTTGTTGCAGGATCGACAGCCATCTATCTCTCCTATTTAAATATGACACAATACACCTGGCTCAGGCCCACTATCCAGCGGCATTGGTTCTTAGTGGGCCTGAGAGTCCCTCAGACCCTACCTAAGGCCATTACTAGCCCTATGCAGTGTCATGGGAGGGGTTACAAGAAGACGTCCTTGTAGAGCCCCTCACGTGCCCTATTAGGGAACGCCATCTGAATCATTATCAGTCATCAGATATCTACCTCGTTGTATTAGTGAATGGTTGGGGGTGTTTGGGTGGAATCAGTGCTGTCCTTTCGCGGCTTGAACTCGACTGCACCTAGATCTTCCAAGAGAGAGTGACGGATGAAGAATGCATCACGCAACGCTGGCCATGTGTCCCCAGTAGAATTCCGGTGGATCATGTTGCCCTCGTTCACAAACGCCATCAAGCTATCGCTCAACTCTGCCCAACTTTGTACATCATCGTTGTTGTCAGTCATTGACAATCCCCTTTCAAAAGATTAGGGACGCACCTCGTTTCAGGGGCGGCCCGGAGAAAACTGCGGGCTCGTAACTAACACCAAGGTATTCCTTCGCCATGGGCTTGATGACAGTGTCACCAACACCTGTGAACAGGCCACTGTTGTACGCCCCGAAGAACATAGCAGACAGCAATACCAGTGCGCACAGGATACCAAGCACAAGTCCAAGAAAGAACTTGGCCAGACCCATGAAGAAGATTCCGAACGGAGCGAAGAAAGACTTCAGCATCTGTCAGGTACTCCTAATGTTGAATTGAAAAAGCTACGAACCACACTTTTGGTCACCCCTCAACCTACTAAACATAGAGATACTCGAACTCGCTGTCGATTAGGCACCGCCTATTATCGGAGTCGGAACGAAGTCATCTTTGTTGAGAGTAGGGGGCCTAGGCCACGAAAGATCCTAAGATCTTTTACAAGGGGTGACCAAGAGTATGGCTCGTAATCGTTTGACAGGCATAACCACCGCGCTATACCCATCTATGCCCAGCTATCTAGGCTGCAGCATTGCGAAGCCTTGCAGCTTCAACACGCTGGTCCCTCGTATCTCGGAACGTTTTCCGATAGTTCGCAGTAGCGCGGGCCAGGCGACGAGACTCAAGAGCGAGAGGGCACTCAGTATCCTGCTTCACAATGGAAGCCTGATGAGTAGGCTTGGTAGCCTTCTTGATTCGAACACTGGCATCGGTAGCATTTTCCATGAGGTATTTATCACGGCAATAAATCTCTTTACCATTACGTAATACTGCCACTGACATCATGACTGTGCCACGAGATAGAGATTGCCGCATTGCTTTCTTTGCATGAGCCTGTACCCGCTTCTCACGGCGTACCTGCTCGGTATTACTGAACGATTCAACCAGCTTGGTCTTACCACGTACACTCATGGTGTGATGATAAGGCTCGAAGCTGTGACCAGGACCATTACGACTAGCAGGAACTGCATGGTCGTTACTATAAGACCCGGTATGGGTGTTGCGGAGGAGGTCTTCACGATTTTTCCCACAGTTGCCTCCATGTGTATGGACCTTGTCCTTCGGCTCACTCGGCATGTGTTCTACCGAAGATAGGTCACGACACTGTTCTTCACGCTCTCCTCGTGGGTCCATAGGTTCCACAGGAGAAGACTTTTTATTACGGATTGTTGTACCCCCGTTCCGGCCAGCCGGCTCGAGGACTTGACCTAACACATCGTAGGGCTTGTTCGGTCTGTTCTTGTGATGTAGTGCAGGTTCCATATGTGCATTGCAAGAAGGGTTGTGTCGCTCACGACGGCGAGGTGTCACATACGCAGGATCATTCCGAGTTATCGGATTAACATCGTACGGACATGGGCCTGGGTGTTCCAACACGGCATGTTTTTCCGGAACATTCCCACGCTCATAGCTCACTATCAGAGATTGCATCAGCTTGTTAACTGACCCACGCTTCTTCTCACGTCGCTTCTCACTGGTCTTGCGACCAGTACCAGAACCTTGGGGTATCTCAAGATCACCTTGCTTCTTCAGCATCTGTCGTTTGACCTCTGCCATTCGAAGGTTAGCCTTACGAAGCGCCTTGGCTGCCCGTTGTTGTTCATGACGTATCTTACGGGCCTCCTTCTTGGACATCGCTTCGTATTTCCTTTTCACGAGTACTACTCCTATCAAGTTAATCAGAATGATTCACGTTTTAACTGGCCCTCACTGTGACCCCTCCCTTTACCTGTGTCGGGATTCGAACCCGAACCTCTTAACCACAGAGCCACCGCAGTATGGTAAGAGTTGTCCCCGTCGGATCTGAGGCGATCCTTTGTACACTAGGAAGAAGTAGTGAGGGCTGCTGGTCCGTGGGTGCTTAACTCCCACATGATTCCAGATGTTGTAGCGGTGACACAAACTGAATCGGCTGGTCGTATACCATACAAGGCACACTATCCCGAGGGGACTCGAACCCCCAACATCCGGTTTTGGAGACCGGCGTTCTGCCAATTGAACTACAGGTCCGATTCATTGTTACGAATTTCACGTACGCAGAGGTAGTACCTTCTGTTATGTGCCTCCAGCTTAAACCAACGGGATCCACTCGGCATGTCATTCCCGTAAGGTAGTGAAGTTAATCACCGGCACTCTGCATTATGACTCATTTCATGAGGGACCAGCGTTTCACCACTGGCAGGTGTTGACGTGAGACGCCTCCCTATTAACCCTCCACAACTGTAGCACATGGCTAGTATGCTACGAGATACCTCATTAGCTATGTCGCACGGTATCTCCTATCAATTTCCCACAAGCCCGGTTGTCTCAGTGATTCACCCTGATGTAACAGGTAACACCGTTTCTCCGTATTCTATTACGGCTTGCCCTCCCCTGTCCCTTCGGAGCCAACGATTATAGGTACCCCCATCAGATCGTGGAGGGTGTGATCATCACCCTCTACTGGAATAGTACCGTACGTTGGGAGGCATGGCTCCAGTTAAACTATGAATTCTCTTGCCAATAGGATGTCCGACTTCACCATCAGGAATGGATCGTTCGGCCTTACCTTACCGGAGACCCAGACAGTAGCTATCTCAAGAGATCTCTTCTCTGCATCAGCCTCACCATCCCCACGGAATGAGATGTCTCTCTGCTCCGCATGGATAAACTCATGTGCCAACACAACATACATATGAATGAGACTTGACCTCTTGTGGATATGATAACTGATCAGCGTACACCCCTGCTTACAGGAGCAACTACCGACAGGAGAACTGTCCCACATATTCTCACGCTTCCAAACCTCCACCCTTACATCAGTGGTGATCTCAAGGAGAGCATGAAGATACCTGCAGTATTCTTCTAACAGGTGCCAGTTCTGCACTACGTCACTCTTGAGATGCTTACTGACACGTCTTACTATCTTCAGCATAACAATATCTCCAGCGTTGACTTACCTACCAGACACTCAAAGGTCGAGTGCCCAGCAGTAAATCAACCCGTATTAGCTACCGAGTCATGAATTGAAGGCGACTTCTCCCAGTCCCGGAGGATCAGCTCAGCCTTTTTGATTGACATTTTGCCCTTGGGCTTATGCGCCCGGATCCAGTTGATCTTCTTAGCGTAGCCAAGATCTTCTGGCATCAACGACATGTCGATACCACTGGATACTACCTTGTCAGTATGACGGTGCCTCCACTGGTGCACAGTAGTGCCTACCAGGATAGCTCCGATGATCAAGGGCCCTTGCATTTCAGTGATGAAGTCGATCAGGTTCATCCTTTCAACTCCCTCTGTCTCGTAAGGAAGATACCCCAGAGACAGGCAACAACAGTGATTGCCCAGATAAACATACTGATACGAGCTTTAGTCCCAACGGCCCAGTCTTGACCGAAGAAAGCACCGACGGCAGTCCAGATGTTTACGAAGATGAAGTCCATGTCAAAGCGAGCTACTACGAACATAACCATCAATGCTAAGTAGCACCAGAACATGATGCGAGATTGCAATGAAGTCAGATTGTAAGCCCGTTGCTTAGCCTGATCAGCCTGCTTATTGGCTTGCTGTTGACCATTAGCCATATCACTTCTCCTGTAGCCCATCGAGGAAGATGTGTAAGTTATCTACACACGACTTCGACTTCGCTAAGTCCAGGCCGTAGACATAGTCCTTCTCACTGAGTAGGCCTTGTGTACGGATCAGCTCCTCTCGAAGCATCTTGACCTCAGCACGTTTACGTTCAAGGCGCTCATCGGTACCGATCACCTGGTTGCCGAACGCCAGCGCCCCCGCCTTTGCTTTCTTGGCAGGCTCAACAGCATACTTCTTCCAGAAGTCACCAGCCTTTTGCTTAATGGTAAGCTTGGGTGGCTCATCTGGATTGGCAGCTGCATCTTCCGCCTTCTGCGCATCTTCAGTGGCCTGCTGTACCTTGATGGTAGCAACAGTATCCTCACCGTACCCAATGATCGGGGACATGAGGAGTACGCCAGCTAAAGTCGCACATATTAGTACGGTTCGTTTAGCCATAAGGATTGCACCTCTCTTTAGTCTTGCAAGTTTAAGTAGGGTAACCACGATAGTCCCTCCTACAGTTAAGCGATAGCCCGGATGGATCCGTCAGTCTCATTAGCAAAGAAGATCTCACGGACATCCCCGAACTTACCACTGAGTAGCTTGTCTAGTGCAGAGTCCTCACTAGGCGTTACCCAGAATGCTATGCTCGCTGACCGTGACAGTTGAGCTGTCACCCGCTCTCGCTCATCACTATCTAACTTAACGCACTTGAACAGCACCTTGAAGAACTTCTTCGGGCTCTGCACAATGTAGGGTTGCACCTGAACCCGTGTCTTTAAGTCAGCGCGAGGCCCTTTATTCTTTCCGAACATCTTGAGTACCTCTTACTGTGTGTTCAGCTGATGGATAGCAAAGTCTTTTGGACCTAGCCCCTTCCAGTTCTTCACCGTGGGAGCTAACTGAGACCGGCATGACTCGCAGTTGCAAGTACCCGCATCATCAATGGCCTCATCCACGGTGTCGAATAGGTCGAATCGTTTGGATGTGATGAAGGAATCCACCTTCCGGAACGAAGAGTACAGCCTGTTAAGATCCTTCTCAGAGAGACGGATTCTAACGTGGCAGTCACCCCCCACCTTACCCTTAAGCTGATCAACGATAGCGTTGATCTCTTGCTTATTGGCAAACAGTAACGCTTTCCGGAAACCTTTCCGAAGAACCTTATCCAGAAGGAAAGGCTTACGAAAGTGGACCCTGTACACCGCAGTCTTCTCATGATTCTTCGAGAAGAGTTTACGGATCAAACGCATATCGTTATCCTCTTATCAGGAGGGCACCCTTAGATGCCCTACGTTACGACCGGCAGATTAGCCCGTCGGGCAGGGGATGTCACCGCAATCGGTTACGTTGGGTACTGCAGCTGGGGCGGTATCACCGGGAAGAAGTTCCTTCACGGTATCATATGCATCACTGGCACCGGTACTTACAGCATCGACACCCGAGCTAACCGTCTCTCGCATGCCGGTGAGAAGGCCTCCGACACCTTCAAAGACATAGGCGATTGCTTCCAGTGCGACTGCGCCAGCCAGCACTACCAGGGTGATCAGGATGCAGGCCAGGATGAACCGCTTGGCCAACGTATCGGCCTGGTCAAACCCGGAGCCTATCGCACCCCAACACATGGCGAGGAACGCCAGTATACTATTCATGATATGTACCTCTCAGTTAATGATAAGATGGTCATCGTTGTAATGGCCACCGGATATAGGGTTACCATATCCACTAGCCACTAGAGGGGGAAGGGTCGGGGGCATAGAGCCCCCAGTAAACTGAGGTCAGGGACTTCACAGCTCAACCGTAAGGGAGCCAAAGAGATGTCACAGCCTAGCGCCGGGCTGATCCCGGTAGGTGGGTGTGCCCCTCGACGGTGGACGAGAGGCTAAAGCAACCTGGCCTTAGCCCTGCTGCTGTTGTTGCTGTTGTCCGCCACGTTGACGACGCTGCTTGCTGTTATCTTTCTGCGGGATGCCCATCTCTTGAGTGTGCTCCGCGATAACCTCAGTTGTTGTACCGTCATCACCACCGTCATCCCCTGGGGATGAGTAGCTTTCAGCCTCTGCCTCACGGTCATCGACCATTGAAGACACAGGGTTACGCCACATGTTGGAGGGCTTACCCTTCACCTTGTGGTTGAACTTCTTGCTCGTCTTATCCTTACTGGCTTCGAAC